TACAACTGCATTCTATAGTACAGATAAAGAAAAAGCCGACTATCGAGTCGGCTTTTTTCTCTTTAAAATCAGGTAGTTATCCTTGGCGGAGAGAGGGGGATTCGAACCCCCGATAGGCTATGAACCTGCCTTGCTCAACTCCAATTTCCATAATGTATTCAACACCTTGCGCTATGTCATCTGTACTATCAGAACCCCCGAGCGGGGCGCATAAGCTGTTGTTTTACATCGGGATCGGATTGGTTAATAGTACAGGCCGCGCAGTCACTGCCCGCTGGCTTCGTCAACGACCAGCTGAACGTACCAGGATTGCGCTCTGCACTCCTGCGTCACCTGGTCATGCTCGAATCCGCTGATCGTCATCGCACCGTCGCCGATCCAGCGAACAACGGCGTCATGCAGTCGCGGCAGTATGTGAGCGCCCGTCGAGCCTTCGGCCAATACCGCATAGACCATGCTGCGCCGGTACTCCGTGTCATGCTGCTCGAACAAGCGCAGGCGGCCTATGTGCACCGGCTGCGCCGTAATCGAACGATGCCGAGGTAGCGGCTTGCCATTCTCGAAGAGCTGAGCGACGCGGACATACATGGCAAGAAAATACTGTATAAAACTACAGTATATCAGCTTGCGCACCGTCATCGCCCAAGGACAGGCCGCTTGTACGATGCCAGCATGACACCACGTGCCGACCTTACTACCGCCAGCCGGGTCGACTTGGCGCTCCTGCTTCTGCCCGAGGTTGGCTGGCTGGCCACGGCCGTGACGATGGCGGTCAGCGGCGTGCCGGAAGAAGTGGCGGCACGGGTGTTGGCCCTGCCGCTGGAGCGGCGGCCGCTGCCGGACTCCAGTGCATACCTCCACCGATGCGCACGGCCGCGTAGATGAGCAGCGCCTTCCACCTCGGCCGCCCCATCAAAAGGCACGCCTCGTACAGCATCTTGTCAGCAATCTCGCGCGGCACGCAATGGTCACTATAGACCTGGTCGTGCGGCACGGACTCGTCCTGCGCGATCTCCCCCAGCATCGACATCGTGAGCTGGGGCTGCGAGCACAGATCGGTCACGGTCCCCGCCTTCGTCTCAACCAGGCCCGGGATTGCAGGTTCCGGCTCAGGGATGCCGGCGCTTCGTCGGTACGCCGCCACAACATCAGACTGGTACCGGAACCGTGACAGGACGCGGAACAGCTGCCGGCCCTGGCGCGTCAGCAATGGACGCCCTTGCGGGTCGCGCATCACCTCGAGGTCGAGCAGGTCGAGGAACCTGCTCACGCTGCGTTTGGGGAGCCGGCCTCCGGCGCTGCCGACGTGGTCAGCGCCGCGGGGGCCGCCGGAGCTTCGCCGGCCGCTGCGATCGCTTGGACGCCCTCGACGAGGAACTTAAACAGTTGCACGCCGGCGGCGATCTTCACGCCCTCGGCAGTGTTCTCCGGGTGCAGCTCGGTCACGATCTGGCCAACAGCGGGAATGCCGATTTCCAAGGCAGCGATGAATTTCTTGAGGTCCATGGTATCTCCTTCAGGTGGTGGGTAAAGCAAGAGGCCGGGTCTTGATCTTCTGGCGCCAGGCTGCGGCGTCGTCGGCCACGGTCGGATTGAACGCCTTGAAATTGCCAAGGTGCCCGAAAAACAGATGGCAGTTGACGCCACCGCGGTCGACCTCGCACAGCGTGATCAGGTTTGCTGGGTCCAGCTCGAGCGCCGGCTCCAGGTGGAACGGTCGCTTGTGGTGAACTTCCAGCTTCTCCTTGCCACCGCATACGGCGCAGCAGGGATTGGCCGCAAGGTACTGCGCGCGCACACGCGGCCAGCTGCCGGAGCGGCGCGCGGCCAGCGGGTGCTTGCCTTGGGAGACATCGATGAGGTGCTTGACGATGCTCACGCCGGACTCCCGCGAAACATCGCCGCCTCGGCCGCGCGACGCATCACCAGGCCGGGCAGTACAACGTCCTTGCCGTCGACTTTGGCATGCACCCACAGCCGGAACTGGTCGGCCGCCGCGTCGTAGCGCCCTTTGTTCAGCAGGATCAGCAGTGTCGATTCCGCCAAGCGGCCGGCGCCCAGATTGAGTACGAAGTCGGTCAGTGCGTCGAATTGGCCTTGCGTCAGCGGAACCTTTACCAGCGAGGCAACAGTGGCCGCCGCATCCTCCAGGTCCTGCGACAGCCAGATGTCCGCCTGCTGCACCGAGCAGGTATCCCCCAGCTTCACACCCTTGGTATGGCCGTAGCCGAGCGTTGGGCGGCCGGCCGGGCATAGGTAGGCGACCAGGCGCCGCTGTTCAGACGTAGCAGCCAGTGCCCGACAGGCCGGCGAGGGCTTCATGGAGTCGAGCGTCATGGCAGTTCCCCCTCCGACTCCGGCATCGTCTTCCCAGTGCGCCATTCCTTCCACATGTGCCAGAGCTTGTGCACGATCATCAGGATCACGTAAATCAGGGTTGCGATCTGGATCGCTTCCGGCACAGTAATACCGACGACGTGTGCGCCGACAACAGCGACGGGCGGCGCAGCTTTCGCGGCCATCGCGGACACCGGCTCGGCCATGCTGGTCAGCGGTTCGTTCATGTCGTTGACTTTCATTTTGTGTTGGAAGTGCGAGAGGGACTAGAGAATCCGCACAATCCCAGAGAACCCCGTTGCGGCAACAAGACCGGCGATGGTGAATCTGTAATAGCCGCCGTTATTCGACGGCGTGACGGAAATCGGGACCGGCTTCGCCAGGTCAAGAAAGACGCCAGCCGCACATATACCGGCGACAACCTCGGCACCGCTGGAATCGTTGATCGTGAGCTGCAGCCCGATGAATTCGGTGTTCAGGTAGCGAATTTTCGTGTCGACAGTTAGCGTGTCGGCGCCCGCGTTCAACGAAGCGACGCAGAACGGCACGACGTTGGCCGAAGGCGTGCCGCTGTCGCCCGAATAGCAATGCGGGATCACGCCGCCGTGCACGCGCCCCTTGATCGACACCAAGCCAGTGACGCTGTTGTAAAGCGTCTTGACGTAGTCGACCAAGTTGGCGTCGCCCAGCAGGTATGCGGCCGGAAGGGCAGGCGTTGCGTTGTCCGCGGTAACGTCCGTCGGGATACGCACTTCCATCCGATTCGCGAAATTCGACGCCAGGTTCACGGCGGCCGCACCATTGATCTTGTTCGATGCGCCGAACTCGCCGCTCACGATAGTCACCCCCTGCAGAGCATTGGTGACAGAGTTGAACCAGCTGCTGGTTACGACCACGTTCTCGTGATTGCCGGTCCCGTCGCAGTCAATAGCGTTGTAGTTGTTTTCGAAGTACCAGTTGTGGAAGTGTATCCCCGAGGTCGCATCGCTCACGGTCACACCGGTAGGGCATGACTCGGCGCCGCAGGTCGACGCGTATACGCCATCTTTCACTCCGGAGAACTTCCAGCCGACGGTATAGCTGACGGCGAACACGGATTTGATCGTGACCGCGTTCACTTCGTCGTCGAAGTGGAAGCAGGGGAAGGCCGTACCATCCAGCGGCGAGCGCGAATGCAGCTTCGTGAACGACCCGTAGAAGCAGCGCTTCGCGTACACGGCCTGGTTGACACCGACGAATCGGATGTGGTCGATCGAGCTGTCCTCGCAGTAGTTGAAGAGGTGGAAGGCCTTATTGCACTGGAAGATATTGCCGTTGTAAATGCGCGAGCAGACGACAAATTGCGTCTCGTTGGGCTGTCCGAAGTTCGATACCACGTTACCGGAGCCGTCGAAGTATCCGGTCTCGAACATCGTGTTCGTGCCAGTGCCCCGCAGTCGCGAGCCATTCAAATTCAGGCGCACAAACGATGGAACATACAGAGTGCCCGCGATGTACACCTTCGAACGCGCAGGAAAAATCAGCTCGACTGCCGCGTGGTCGCCGTCGAAAGCCGCAGCTGCGGCGACGGTATTGATCGCACGTTGAATTGCCGCGGTGTCATCCGCTACATCGTCAGCTACAACGCCGTAGTCTTTAATGCGCACCTGGTCGCGCAGCACATCAAGAACCGTCCGCTTGACGACACCAAGGCCGGCATGGATGAAGGCGATCAACCCGGAGCCCGATGTCGAAGACGCGAGATCGGTGCGCAACGCCGCGTCGGCGCCGGTACCTGTCGCGGCTGTCGGGTTTCCTCCTGCATCGAACGCAAAGAACTTGCCTGCGCGGACCCCGGCGGTTGGCAGCGAGCCGTCGGCGCCAGCATCCGAGAACGCGAAGCGGATGCAGCGCCCCATGACGTCCGCAATTTGCTGCTGCGCGATCGTTAGCTTATCGAGAGCTTGCTCGATGACCTTAGGATAGAAGCCCCCCATGTTGGGGATGCTCGCACCCTGGGTGAGCGGGATAGAGCTGCTGACGGTAAGCAGGTAGCCGGCCGGTAGCGCGGTTGATAGCGACACGACGCCGCCTGGGTTCTTCTCCTGATCGGAATTGAGGGCAATCGTGTAGTGCGTGCCGATTATCAGCGTGTTCTCCACACCACTGTCGTCCGTCTGAACGACGAGCACATCGCCGGAGGCGAAGACCTTGAACGAGAAAGGATAGGCGTTCTGCATGCCCGTACCACTGAACGGGCCGGCCTTCCGGGTGGTTGAGCTGATCGTCATGCGGGAATTCTCCCCGCGCACGATCAACTCACGTACACCTAATGCTTTGACATGTCGCCATGGACCACCCCGCGCCACCAGTCGGCCAAATCCTGCGGATCCTGCTTGCCCTGGGTGACATCCCACAAGAACTGGACGCTGCTCGCCGGCTGGCCCAGCGGCAGGCCGAACACATAGCCGGCCGTCGTGACCGTGTGCTTGAGGGCCTTCGGGCTCGTCTCCTGCCCGGTCAGCGCGTTGGCGGCGTCGACACCCGAATTGCCGATCGCGTCGACCATACCGGCCGCCGGCGTGGCGCTGTAATCCTTGCCAGTGATGTAGTGCGCCGCCAGGTCGCGCAGGATCGGAATGCCGGCGAACGCGGCGGACCCGAGCTCCTCTGCCGCCCAGGCCAGCCAGTTGGTCTCGCCCTCGTCGTCCTGCTTCGGGTGCAACATGCCGTGCATCGCCTGTACGCCCAAGGTGTAGATCAGGAAGCGCATGATCACCGTGCTGGCCTTACCGCTGTCGCGCCAGGTGTCACCGTCCATTGCCATGCGGCCCGTGTCCATCAGCCGATTGATGTTGTGGTTCCAAAAGGTGTAGAACATCGTGAACAGCTTGAAGAACTCGGGCCCGCGCTGCACTGCGGCCAGATCCTTCACCCCGGTGCCGCCGTGGGCGTTCCGCACCGTCTTGTCGGCAAAGTAGACGGCGTCCTGCTCGGACAGCCCTTTGCCGCCCTGCGCTTCGGGCGCCATGGCCTTGTGGTAGGCGGCCATCCAGGTCGGCAGTGCGCTGGCCATGTCGAGCATCGCGATGCCCTGGTACGCGTGGGCCTTCATCAGGTCGGTGCCGCGCGCGAGCGCTCCGGTCGTCGTGTCCATCAGCCGCAGGTCGATCTCGCGCAGGTGCTCGCGCACGTCCCGGTCCACCTCGTTCATCCGGTTGCGCATTTCACCCGAGCGCTCGAACACAAAGTCGCGGTTGGCGGCCCAGTTCCTCGGGTTGGCGAAATCGGCCAGGCCCTTGGCGAACCAGCCCGGGCCCACCTCGGCCACCGACTCAAGCGCCGCCGAGCTGCCGTGCACCAGCATGGTCGACAGCCGGTAGCCCAGCCCGACGATGGTTGCGCGCGTCCGCGCGCCGTGCGCGACCTGGTCGAACCATTTGAGAGCCTGCATGTCGACCTTGCGGTCGTTCGCGATCGATTGCAGCCAGGGGCGCAGCTGGGCGTAGTGCTCGGGACTTAGAGCGTCCGTGATGGCCTCGCGCATCACCGGGTGCGACAGGATCTTGTCGGCGTCCATGATCGCTTCGCGGTAGGCGATGTCGTGGATCTCGTCCTTGATCACCCGGGGGATCACATCCAGCGACAGCAGCAGCGGCCGCGCGTAGTTCTCGTTACGGGTCGTCATGCGGCCCGTGTCGGTATTCGCCCTGGTGTAGATGTTCTCGAACAGGCTGTCGCCGGCCTTGGCGCCGCGCTCGGCCACGTCCTGCGCGCGCGCCGGGTCATAGACCATCGGCCAATACCAGCCGTCGTAGCGGCCGTGCGGCGTCTCGAAGGGGCGCGGCGCGATCTTCTCCGGGTTGGTGTTCCCCAGGCGGCGCGACATAGCCAGCTTCTCGGGCCAGAGCGATTCGAGCGTTTTGCCCAAGCCGGCCACGAAGTCCCAGTCGGCTTTGCTCATGTTCTCGTGCAGGAAGGACCACACCGCGGTCTCGCTCCACTTCTCGCCGGCGAGCAGCTTGGCCAAGTTAGAATCGTTGCCCATGTTGCCCGCCAGCGCCAACATTTCCTTTTTCGTGAAGCGCTGCGGCTTGCCGGTCAGGCCGTCGATCAGGCCAGGCGCCACGTAGATTTTTCCTTTCTCTCGGGTGACGTCGGCCAGCTTCGAATGAAGCAGCTCGTCGATGCCGGCCTTGATCTTTCCCTGCAGGTCGGCCTCGTGCACGCCGGCGTCGGCGATGCGGCGGAACACCACCCGGTTGAGCACGCCGTTCGGGTTGCGGTTGTCCAGCCAATCCATCATCTGTTCCATCTTCAGCAGCGCGGCCTGCATGCTGCGTCCGGCTGACTTGACGCTCAACCACTTCGATTCCAGCCGGGTCAAGCCGCGATTGCTCTCGGGCGCGCGCTGCGGAAGCTCGGCCATCGCGGCGCGCGCTTCCTCGGCCAGCGCCGCGATCTCCCGCATCTCGTCGCCGTCGGCCACCAACTGCGCCTTACGGCCCAGGTGGTCGATCGACTTTACGGCGTCGACCAGGCCGCGGAACTCCTCGACCGTCATGTCCTTGAAGTGTTGCGTGCGCGCCTCATTGAGGAGCGCTTCAGGCACCTGGGGTTCGAGGCCCTGCGCCGCCATCCGCTCGACGAAGGCCAGGAGCGACTCGCGCATGTCGAGCGCGGTGAGCGTGGTCGACTTGCGCAGGTCGAAGCGGTCCAGCAGCGCGTCGATCTGGTCGCGGTATTCGAGGGCGATTTTCTCGCGCACGGCGGGCTTGTCGAACTTCTTCAGGTAGGCGACACCCTTCTGCACCTCGGCCACCGCGTCGGTGGCGGCCTTAAACAGGCGGTTGTTCAGCAGCGCGGCCCGCTGCGCCTGCACGGCGCCTTGCGGATCCTTCGGCGCGAGCTTGATGGCGTCGCGGTTCGCGCGCGCCTCTTCGGCAGCGTGCTGAGCCGGGCGCAGGTCGCGCACCAGCTTCGCCGCGATCGCCGCATCAGCTGCGGCCTGCGCCGCCTCTGCCAGTTGGCGCGCCGGGATCGGTGATTTGCTCAGCATCTTGAGGCCGGTCGCCATAAACCGGGCGCGCGTCTCGTTGTGCACGGCCGCCTCCGCGGCGCGCTCGATGCTCACCGGGTCGACCAGGTCGCCATGGCGTTCGAGCATGCGCTGGTCCGTCAGGCCGTCGATCTCGTCCTTGACCTTCCCGGCGGCCGCGATCGCGTCCTTCAGCTCCTTGCCGTCAGCGAAGCCGAACATCTCGGCCACGATGTCGTTATCGACCTTCGGGCGTGCCGGGCGCGGGTTGTCTTGTTCCCAGTCGAGCAGGCGCCGCTCGGCCTCGTTCTCGATCGCGCGTTTATTCTTCGCCAGGTACTGGCCCTTCTTCAGGCCCTTGGCGCCCTCGGCTTCGGGCTTGGCCAGGTACTCGGTCTTCACCTCCTCGATGAGCTTGGCGCGCTGGCTGTCGCGCTCGGCACCCCACGCCTTCCCCTCGGCGGCCGGCGCCGGGTCGGTACCGCCCGGGCGCTTGAGGTAGGCCTCGGCCTGACGCACGGGCGACTCCATCACCTCCTTGGTGACTTCGTCCCGGATCGCTTTGCGCTGGGCGTCGGCCTGCTTCTGCAGCGCACGCATAGCCTTGCTCTTTGCGTTGCTCGCCCACTGCATATCGCGCAGGCTTCGCGCGCCCAGGTCGGCCGTGGCTTGGTCGGTGGCCTCCTTGCCCAGCGCCTGATAGGCTGCGAACTGCTCTGCGCTGACGTCGGCGGGTTTGGGCAGCGGCAGGTAACCGCGCGCCTGCTCGGTGTAGCGGATCGCCTCGTCGGTGGCCAGCAGGCGATCCATGACGCCGCGCACCTCGTCGCTGAGCTCGACGTGCAGATTCGATAGCGATTTGTAAATATTGACCAACCACGAGCGAAAGCGCGCGAACAGGTTCTGCAGTTCGAGCGTCGGCGCCTTGCCCTCCATGAGGTACGCCTCGAAGCCGCGGGCGAACTGCTCGTGGCCGTCGCGCTTTTCGTCGAGCGCCTTGCTCGACCAGTTCTCCAGCCGCTGCTCCGCCGTATCGCCCTGGACGCCGAACGACTTGAGCAGGGTGTCGAAGTCCGCGCGGACACCCTCGGGTGCGTCCGGCGCGCGCGCCATGTCGTGCATGGTCTCAAGGAAGAAGTGGCCGGACTCGTGCAGGAACGTCGACAGGTCGGCGCCCTTGAGCAGGCTGATGGTGTTGTTGACCGGGTCGAAACTGCCGCGCGCCGAATCTTGACCTTGCTCGAGGATGCGCAAATTGAGCTCGTCGGTGTTCGGTGCTACACTCGGTTCAGATGGCCCAGAATCTATACCTTCGGAAGGGTGCTCCCCGCTGATGCTCGCGCGCTCCGTCTGCGAAGCCACCCCCGGAATTGAGGGGTTCTGGGCCTGAGCGCCTTCTCTCTGGAAGTACTCCTTGCCTGGTAACGTGTGGTTGTAATACAACTTGCCGTCACGATGCTCTTCCACGGTCGTCTCGACCGTCACCGGTTTCCCGTCCAGCATCACTTCGCCGCGCACCCAGTGGTAGCGCAGGATGTTCTGGTGCGTGTCGATGTTCCGATTCTCTTGCGTCCGGACGAGTTCGCCGCTCTTCAGCAGCTCGGGGATCGCCGGGAACAGGCGCAGCTTCATCGGGTTCGCACTGGTCGACACTGCCTTGTTCAGGCCGCGCTTCGTGAAGCGGATCTCCCCCAGGTCCGGATGCATCACGGTTGAATCCGCGAGGTTGTCGGCGTAGTAGCTCTTGACGGCCGTGCGTATCGATTTGATGTCCGCGTCGGCCGGGGCGATCTCCTCGCCGCCCAGCTGGGCCAACGGCGCAGGCGGCTCCTGCGCCAGGCCGCCGCCGCCCAGCGCGTCGCTCGTCACCTTGAGCGGGTACCGCTCGTACAGCTCGGCCGGCGTCAGGCCCGTGCGCGCGGCCATGGTCAAGTAGAAGTCGCGTGTCAGCGCCGCGTAGGCGTTGTTCACGTCGGGCCGGAAGCGTCCGTTCGCGTTCAACTGGTCCAGCACCTTGTCGTGCACGGCCTGACCCTCGGCGGCGGCCGCGTCATCCGCCTGCTTGACGGCGAGGATCTTCTCGGCCTGCGCCTGCATGTCGGCCTGCTGCTTCTGGAAATAGTCCTGCCCCTGCTGGTACGTGAAGCCGTCCGGCTCGACCTTCAGGTGCGGCAACAGCGCAGCGTCGATCTTTCCGCCGGCGATGTGGGTCGCGTAGTCCTCGACCGGGATCCGGATATCGCCGTTCGTCTGGACTGCCGCCGGGAACTGGGCGGCGACGTCGGGCATGGTCTTGGCCAGCGCGTTGATGTCGACGCCCGACTGGTTCAACACCTCGGCGAGCTTGTTGGCGTCGACGTAGATCTCCTGGAGCTGGCCGTCCTCGGTGGCGCTGCGCACGAATTCCTTGAAGGCACCGGGATCACGGTCGCGGGTCTTGCTCGAGCTGGCCAGCTCGCTCAGGGCCTGCAGCGCCGTCATGCCCTTCTCCGACGCCTCGGCCTTGCTTGCGTCCGTGTAGGTCTGGCGCAGTGCGTCGTGGTAGGAGGGCTCCGCCCGTGGGCCCATCACCCCGCCCAGGAGCGCGCCGGTTAGGCCGGACAGAATCATCTGCTCCGGATCGAAGCTTTGTTGCATCGAAGTCGGCAGCACCAAGTTCATCGCATTGCGCGACGTCTCGCCGCTGGCAACACCAGAAACGAACCCGCCGGCCAGCCGGGCACCTAGCGCACCGGGGGCCGACAGCGGCACGACACCAGCGCCGGTCGACGTGACGTACTGCATCTGCGCCGCGCGCATCGCCTGCTGGGCGTCGCCCGTCGCCGCGTACACCTGGCGCCCGGTCTCGACCGCGCTTGTGATTGCTGGGAAGGCCATCGCCTTTGCGCCGTGCGCCATCTGGTTGCCGACGACCTGGGCGGTCGTATCGGCCACGGGGGCGGCTTCGCCGCCACCCCCAGTGAGCACGATCTGGGACAGCGTGCCGATCAGGTCGCCGACCGAGTGAAAGGCCTTCGATAGGAATGGCGCGTCCTTGCCTACTTCGAAGCTGGGCGCGGCGTTGACGCGCGGGTCGACCATATTGCGGAACCATGCGTCCTCGGCCGCGGTGGTCTGCTTCCCGGTGATCAGGCTTGCCGCCTTGTCGTAGAGTGTCGGGAATGCGCCGAGCACGATGTTCGTGCTGGTGGCGGCCTTGTTGAAGCTGCCGCCTAGGCCCTTCATCAGGTCCATCGGCAAGCGCGCCAGGGAATCGCCGAAGCTCGGCGGCTGTGCGATTGGCGCGGGCGCCGGCAGCGACTTCGCAGCCTGTTCGACAGCCGCCAGCGGCGCGACGTCGTCGTGCGACTTGGCCGCGTTATCAGGATCGGTCATATACTTGGCCAGCGTCGGGTAGTCGCTGACCATCTGGTCGGCATCCATCGACTTGAGCGCCGCCTGCTGCTTGATCACGTCCGGCTGGGCCTGCACGGTCTCGACCGGCACGCCCACGTACTTGGCCAGGTGCTGGTACTGCGCCGCCTGGTCGGGATTTTGCCCGACCGCGAACTGCATATTGTTGCGAATCTGGACGGACGTATTCTGAGCGTCGTCGTGCATGACGGCCGCCGCGGCGTCGTCGAAAGGGTTTGCTGCGTTATTTGGCATTCTTGGCGGTCCAGTAGGTGCGCAGGATCTGGTCGTCGGTTGGGCGCGTGTTCCCGCGCGCGGCGAGCGCGGTGCGGATGGCGGTCAGGGACTCGCTCGGGATGTCGCCCACCTTCAGGCCCATGAGCGGGGCTTGCGAGGTGCCCGTCGTCGCACCCAGGAACGTGCTGCGGAACGTGACGTTGCGCGCCATGGTCTGGTCGACGTAGTCGCTCACCTCCTGGGCGGTCATCTTGCGACCGAGCTGCTTCTGCTGCGCGAAGATGCCGTCGGTGACGAACTTCTGGATCGAGCCCACCCGCGCCTTCTCGTTCAGGTCCTTCGGCGCCGGATTGATGCCGATCGCCTCGAGGCGACTGTTCAGCGCGGTGTTAAGCGCGGGGCGATTGATGCTGCCCGAGCCGTTGCTGTCGTTGCCGTCGATCTCGGACTGGCGCAGCGCGGCGATGTGCTTGCCGTCGTCCGGGCTGAAGTTGGTCGTGACGAAGTGGTTGAACACGGACTGCGGCATTTTCGCCAGCTCGTCAGTATTGGCCACGGCGTCCAGATAGGCCGCCATGTTCGTGGTCGTGTTGCCGGTGGCAATCTTCTTGCCGAAGTCCATCAGGTTGTCGTACTTGTCCGGGGCGTTTTGCGTCACCGCACTGACCAGGTCGGGCGGCAGCGCGGCCATGTTGCCGCCATTCTTTACGAGCCACAGCTGCGCGGCCAGAACGGCATTTTCGCCTTTCGTCTTGCGGTCATTCTGGAAGTCCGTGTACATGCGAGTGCCCTCGGCCAGCGCGGCCTGCAGCAGCTTCGGGTCGGCGCTCGGGCCGAGCTGGGCGCGGATCGCATCGTGCACATCCTGCTGCGAGGGCATCGGGGCCGTCGTGCCCTTCTGCAGTGCGGCCGTGTTTCGGGCCACGTAGTCTTGCGTTTCCTTCGGCATCGCCGCCAGCCAGTCACCGCCCGACTTCTTCGCCGCCGCGACGGCGTCATCCACTCTGCCCGGGCCCGCGTTGTACGCCGCCCATGCCTTCGCCATGTCTCCACCATAGTTCTTGACCATGGCGAGCATGTAGTCGCGCCCGACGCGCGAACGCTCCTCGGGGCTGTCGTCCTTCGCCGGCGTCACGCCGTACCCAGGGTTTCCGTTGGTGGCGTCCATCACCTGCATGTCGCCCTTTGCCGTCCCCTGACCTGGGATGAAGCGGCCCTGGGCGTCGCGGTTGCCGCCGCTCTCGGCCTGCGCGGTGATTTGCAGAACCCGGTCGACGTCCGTCGGCGCAAGCTTCGACTGCAGGGACTGCATCGCGGTCTGGGCCGTGGCGGTGGCCGTCCGCGCGCGCACGTCGGCCTTGACAATGCCGTTCGCCTTGAGCAGATCGTCGGCCGTCATCTCGTCCTTCTTTGAATTGATATACGCGAGCGCGTACGCCGGGTTGTTATTGTCGAGCGCGGCCTGGATCACGCCCGAGTGGATGGCGCTGGTCGTGTCCTTGATCTTGGCCTCGATCAGGTTGGCCGGCTCCCCATTGATCTGGCCAGCCTTCCACACGGCGGCGCTCGCGCTGTGCACCTGCGCGGCGATCTGGTCTGGGTCGTCCCAGTTCTGCTTCGCCGCGTCGGCAGCCAGTCGGATCGTGCCCTGCTGGGTCTCCAGGCCGAAGGTGCGGAACTCCTGCAGCATGTGCTGCTGGACGGCGCCGCCGAACTGGGTCGCCAGCGCGGCGGCCTGCTCGCCGAACACGCGGCGCTGCGCGTCATTGCCCAGCGCCTGGGCCTGTTGGTTGATCGTGTCCTGCAGCTGCTCACCGTACTGCTGCGGCAGCGAGCGGCCGAGCGGATCCGGCTGGAGCGCCGCCGGCCCCTTCTTGTTCAGGTAGCCGTTGTCCGGGTCGTAGGTCAACGCCTGCTGCTGCTGGCGCACCTGGTTGAGTGCGGCGTCGACGCGCACCTGGTTGGCCAGCGCCTGCGCGTTGACCTCCTCCTGGGTGAGCTGCGCCCCGGCGTCCTGCAGGGCCGCGCCGGCCGCGCCCTGTTGGCGCGCGCTGTCCAGGATGTCGACCCCGGCCGGCTGACGGTATGGTGCCGGCGCGCCCTGCGGGAGAACCTGCGGCGTGTCATAAGTTGGAACTCTCGGCATCAGCTACCCCACATGTTCGAGAACTTCGACTTCACCGTCGTGCCGAAGTCCGCTGTGCCGTTGACCTTAGCCTTTGCGTCCCACACCGAGGACACGCGCGTGGCGCCGGTTAGGAGCGACGTGGCGCCCGCAGTCCAGGGGCTGATCGTGCTTGCCTCGTTCTCCTCGCGATTCGCATCGGTGAGGAAGTTCTGCTGCTGAGTGCGGTACCCCCACGCCAGCATCATGGCGTTGTCGTGGATCTGCAGTGCGTCCCGCGTGCCCATGTACTTCGTGGTGGTCAACACGTCGTTGGGGCTCCCTTCGCCCAGGTCGACGCCATTGGCAGCCATCGCTGCACGTTGTGCGCCAAGCGTCTGCCCGGTCTTCAGGTCCTGAATGCCCTCAGCCGTCTGCCCGTTGCGGATGGCGTCCGCGGCCTGGTCACCCGCCAGCCCCGCATTCATGCGCGCGGCCGAAGCCTGGTACTGAAGGGACGCGCGCTGGCCCTGCGCCTGCTGGTACGCGCTCCCTGCTGACATCATTGCGCCGGCGGCCGATGCCCCAATGCCCATAGATCGATCTCCTTTGACCGCGCCAGTGTGCACGGCAAGGAGGCCGACACGTACACTCAGCCGCCGGCGGCGACGTCCATCGAGATACAGACGATCGTCAACGGTAGCGGATCGGACTGGCGCACGCACACGGCGCCGTCGTCGCCCCATGACGGGGTGACCGCCACCGAGACCTCGCCAGACTTGAGCGCGGGCGGCGCGCCGTAGGCTTCTGTCGTCCGCTCCTTCACTTCGATCAGCTTGTCGAAGGAGGGGCCGGCGAAGATGCCGCTCGAGCGGTTCACCCGCAGCCAGACCTTGTTGACGTTCTTCGGCTTGCCGATGCCGGCGGCGGCGTCCAGGGCCAGCAGCGCGACTGGAAGGCTTTGCACGTCGGCCTCGATCGGCAGACCCACCTGCACGGTGCTGGCCGAGTTGTCGAGCGTGATCGCGCCGCCACGGACCACCTGGCGCGGCTGAACGGCGCCGTCGGCCAGGATCGCCACGGATTGCCCTTCGAGCCACCCCAGGCCCGCCACGATCGAGGTCGCGGCCCCGCTGTAGGTGGCGCCGCAGTCAACGAAGAAGGCATCGTCGGGACGGACGAAGTTCCGCGTATGCATCCGCTCGACGAATCGCTTCTGCGCCCCGTTGATGGTACGGTTGACTATCACGTACAGCATGTCCTCCGCAGACACCTGCCCTGCGGGCGTCTCCGTTACCGCGCAGACGGACTCGAAGGAGCCGTTGGCCGTGTCGTGGCGATGCCACGCGGCGATCTGTTGTTCAGCCACGTACGTCATGCCGAGCAGCTGGCCGCTAGTGCTCACGGTCCAGAGAACAGGGTATGGGGCCCGGCAGAACGCCATGTCGACGATGTTCTGGTAGTCGAACAGGTGCGGTGCCATGATGCTGATGTCGTTGGCCAGATAGCCGCCGGCCTGCCAGCTGTACGCCATTTCGCGGATCCGGCCGCCGCGCGCCTGCGCGAACAGAATAGAGTTGCCGACCAGGACCGGTGTCACGTTACTGCAACCGATCGAAGACTGAGGTTTCGGATTAATCGACGACGGGGTCAGGATGTCGCCTTGCGGGTTCATCCGGTACTCGCAAGCCGGGGTGAGCAACACCATGCTCGCCACCGGTACGATGTGTCGGATCGCGCTGGCCTCGCGCGCGGCGATCCTGAAAGCCACGCGGTTGTCGTCGCGCGTCGGGATCGAATACGACATGTTCGACTCGGTACCGCTCTTCGTGCCCCACATGTTCTGCGGCTTGTTTATCGTGCCGCCGAACCAACGCCGCTGTTCGAAGTAGGACACCGCGCCGGGGTAATTCCCTGGCGCGTCGTTGAACCCGGTGTCGTTCATCGGCGGCGTGGTCGATACGTCAGCCGTGATGTTGTCGTCGACGAAGCTGAGGCCGCTGCACTGGCCGATGAATCCATACAACCCGTTGGCCAGTTTGTAGACGTTATACCGCACGACGTCGCCGGTTACCGGTGCCGTCCAAGTGATCGTGTTGTAGTGCCCAGCAAGGGACAGATCGTTGGCCACGGGCGCGCACGGGGCGGATGCAATCGTTTCTTCGAGGTTGGCGGAATTGATAGCGGTCACCACGTACTGATTTTCCGGTGCCGCGGCGGTGCTCGTCGTGGTTGTGGTCGTAGTGGTCGTGGTGGTCCCGGCCGGCTCGGTGTACGTCGTGTTCGTTGTGCTTGAGTCCGTTCCTGACGTAGTAGTCGTGCCTGAGGTCGAGTCGCTGGTGCCCGAGGTAGTGGCGGCCGACGTCGTGACCTTATCCGCCGCCAACACCCGCACCATCTGGGTCGTCGTTCCGGTTGTCGTCGAGGTGGCGGTCGCCTCCACTGCGGTGGGGACATTGGTCGGCGCCTGGAACGTTGGCGCCGTCAACTGCCAGTTTGCCGCACCGAGGCGGCGCAGTTCCTGCACGGGGTAGTTCGGGTGCACCAGCGTCATGACGTCCGCGGACTGCACGTAATGGATGTCGAACAGATCTGCCTCAGCGTACGGGTTCGCGACCTCGTACGGTACGCCGCCAGACAACAGCACCGCGCCCTGGGTGTGGAAACGGAAATAGCCGGCGCCGAGCTCGATCGCCATCGTCTGATCCACCGAGTAGGCAAAGGGGATGACTCGCGTACGCGCCGCGCTGTTTTTCACCTCGTGCACGAATTCGGTTCCCGGGCGGTTCGCCGCGGGGCCGTGCGGCAGCACGACGAAGTTGCGACAGGTGGCCAGACCCGACTGGAACTTGGCCAGGTCGAGACGGCCAAACAGTTCAGGGGTGATCTCTCCGGACGAGAACGACCGGGCAAGGGTCCGTTGGCTCATCGGTTCGCGATCCACGAAGGCGCCTGCACCACCTGCTGGCGCTGCTGGTTGGCGTCGGACTCCTTCGCCTGCTTCAGCCATGCATCGGCGCGATCCCCCCAGAGTGCCGCGGCCTTGATGCCGTCGGCGCCTTTCAGCACGGGCCCGGCCAGCATCGACGACAGGCGCATCGCGATGCCCTGCACGACCGTCGGAGGGAACTTGCTCGGGTCAGTCACCTGGGCGGCGTAGCGAAGCACGGCATTCGGCTGATTCGTGTACAGCACCGACGTCCCGTCAGCAGCGATCTCGGTGACAAAAGGCTGCGGCGTGTACGTACCCGGAACGTAAGCCGGCGCGCACCCGTAGCCTGAGAACGTCGGGACGCAGACGCTGTTATCGTCCATGGCGTCCGGTGCCAGCACCGAGATCAGGTTAAGCGCGTCACCCGGCAGCGCGTATGCGTAGAGCCAGGCGCTGGGGGGCGTCATACTCAAGAGGGCCAGTGAGACACGGCGCGTGGCGAAGCTCCAGCGGTGCGCGTCCAGCACGAGGTCGCGCGCCATCGGATAGAACCGGGCGCAATGGTCGGCCTGCGCGCTACCCTCGGGCGGATCGAGGCTCGCCACGGTGGCGTCGTCGCCGAGGTTGGCGAGCGCGAGATTGCAGATATCGACTTCGCTGGGCACTGGCCTATCCTTTCAAAAAGAACGGGGCGCAAGGCCCCGTTCGCAAAACCGCAGGGAGACAGTCTGCGGGTTACACCAAGCTTTCGCCGTCGCCGGCCGGCTTGTCACCCTTCGCTTTGGTGGCCGGCTTGGCCGTGTCAGCAGCCGGTTGTTGAGCCGCAGGCGCCGCCGGCGCGGCGGCAGGCGCGGCCGGGATCTGGCCGATGTTCGCCAAGACGCCGGTCAGCTTCGTCATTGCGTCGGAGAACGCCGCTGCCATCGCGTGATTCTGGGCGACCAATGCGGCCATCTGCGCGTTGTGCTCCGCCTGCTGCTCAGCGAGCACCTTGGCGAAATCTGCGGCGAACTTCGAAGGGTCGCCCACCGCGCTCTCGCTGAACTGCTGCTTGAGATTGGCGACGCGCTCAGCATTCGAGCGCAGGTATTCCTGGTAGCGCGCACGACCTTCATCGCAGGTGGGCTCCAGGTTCTCGGAAGGCAGGCCGTCGTATTGGACCTTGGTGCCCGCCTCGTGGACGTCGTTGCCGACCAGGGACTTTTCCCGGGTGATGTACCAGACCGGCTCGCGCGGCGCAGCGGCGCTCGTGTCTTCGTTTTGCATTGCGTTCTCCTGTGGAGGAAGCCGGGGGCCTCAGCCCCCGGTCGGATTAGAGGACGGCGAAGCCGGACTTGCCGTAGATATTCTGGGTGTCGGCGACGTTGCGGACGATCGCGGCCGAGAAGCTGCCGCCCGTCAGCGGGCCTGTGCCGATCGTGTAGCGCACGCCGATGTAACGGCGCGGCGCGTACGGTGCGGCGCGGTCCAGGTGCAGCGGCACCAAGGTGCCTGCGGTCAGCTTCGCGATCGGGATGGCGCCGGTCTGCACGATGGTTTCCACGTTGGTGGTCAGTGCACCGTCGTCGGCCTGAATCAGTTCGAAGTTCACCGTTGCGCCGCCGGCGGCGGTCGCCGTCTGCAGCACGCTGATGGCGATTTCGAGCGGAGTGCCGCGCCCGAGGTCGCTGGCTTGGTTGCCGCCCAGGGAGTCCGGGCCGGTGTCGATCGAGTTAGTCGACACTGCCGTGGTGGTAACGGCTTGGCCGGTCAGAGTGCCGCTACCGGAAACCGTGCCGGAGAGCAGCAAGAATGCGTCGAGGATCATGTGTCTTTTCCTTTCAGCGCGTTATACAACGCGCGATTCGGTGTTGAGCAGCTGGTCCACCTTGCGCAGCGGGACGCCCAGGAAGCGAGTCAGCTGGTACGGGGTGCCGAACTGAGTCATTGCCTGCTCGATCGACAGCGCCGCGTTCGACTTGTTCAGCGCGGCGACGCGCAGCATCGAATACACGGTGCGGTTCGCGTAGAAGGCTGGGCGGCCCATGTTCAGATTCGGCACACGGTCCAGCGCGCGGCTCATCAGATTGATGATCTGGGTCGCCGCGGTCGAAGCCTGGGTGCCGGACTGGCCGGTCAGGTCGGACACGTTGATGTTCGCGATGCGCACCACGTAGCGCCAGTCCTTCACTGCCAGGCCGTTGTCCCACTGGTACAGCGCTTTGAATGCCTGGTACAGGTTGTTGTTGGCGTCCGGCACATCGCCGATACCCAGGTCCTGGTGTATCAGGCCAGCCTTCGAGCCTTTCGGATACGGGCAGAACGTGGTGTTTTCACCCCACACGATCAGCCAGATCGAGCAGTTGTTCGTGCCGGTGCCGCCGGCGTCCAGGATGTTGCCGCCGTTGCCCGCAGTGAGCGAGCTGTAGCGAGTCTGGTAGCCCAGGAAGTCGCGCGGATCGCTGCCCGGATTGCCGTAGAACAGCTTGCCGGCCATGGTCTGGTTCATCGCTTCGAGGAAGGCCTGGTCTTCCGACAAGCGGAAGTCGGCGCTGTTGCCGTTCAGGTTTGCCAGCTTCACGTCGATATGCGAGCGCGCTTCGAGCATGCCGCAGGTCTCGTCGATCTGCGCAGTCGTCGATTTCGAGCTCGGGGTGCCCTGGTTGATCAGACGGTAGTAGACCTGGGGCAGGCCGGTGCGGATGTTCACGCGGTGGCCGGTCGGCAGGTTGCCTTCGATGAAGACCGCGTCTTCCAGGATCTCGTTCGTTTGCGACAGCAGCTCAGCCACCTTGGCCACCTGGCCGTTCGGGTCCACGCGCTTTGCTGCGTCGGCCAGCGTCAGCTGACCACTTTGAAGTACAGCCATGTTTTATCCTTTTGCTTGATGGGGATACAGAGTGGCGGCTGCGCTGGCCGGAGCGGCACCAGTGGCGCCTCCCACGACCAAGTTCGGTCCGCTGATTTTCTGCCCGGCACGGTAGAAGGCCCGGATGATCTCGGGGTGGTTCCCCAGGCCGGTTTCGACGAGCATCGTGCGCAGCTCGGGCGTACCGAAGGCCTGGAGGGCCTTCTCCGCCACCGCGAGGTTTTCGTTCAGCTTGTCACCGCCGAATTCCTTGTCCGTTCGCGAGCTTTCGGTCCATTGCGATTTGACCGTCTCGAACTGCGCAGCTTGCGCAGCAGCGAGTTGGGGGGCCATCGCGTCGACGACCTTTTGCGCCGCTTCCTGTGACAGGCCCAGTTCCTTGGCGACGCCTTCGAACTTGCCGATCACGTCCGGATTGAGTTGGGTGCCCTCGGGCGCCTTGAACTCGTACTTCTCCGGAACGACCGGCTTCTCAGCGGCCTGCTGCCCCTTGCCGTCATCGGGCTTAGGTGCAGCGTTGGGATCTTCGGCAGCGGCCGGCGGAGTGCCGGACGCATCCGCGGCCTGTGCGGCAGGAGCGTTCTGCTCGGTTGCTGCGGTCGCGCCCGACGTCGCGCCATCGGCGGCGGGCGCCGGGGCGGGAGCTGGTGCGGCAGCAGCGGGTTGCGCAGCGCCGGTATCTTGGGTGTTCCCGGCGATCAGCGATTCATTGCTCATTGGTCTTTGCCTCGTTCAGCAGTTCGATGTAGCGGTCAGGGCAATGCGTGGTGACAGTCGCCAGCAAGGCGTTGCCCTGGTTCCGGTTGCCCTCGTTGAACGCCATCTGCAGTGCGTTCGTGTGGAAGGAGATTCGGTACACTCCCGCACCGTCGAGGATGCGGTGCACGATCCGGCGTCCGCGCTTGCTGCTCATCAGCCACTTGATGTCGTCAACTTCAGTTCGCGCCGCCAGCTGGACGCGCTGCCGCTGTTCCTCGCGGGCGGTTTCTTGGCTGTTGATATCGGTCGGGTGCAGATCCATAGGCGCCCAATGTAAAGGCGGCGATGCGAGTGACGTACACCTAGCCTTGCCCGCCCCCGTACAGCACCGACGCTGCCGACGGCTGGGCGCCAACCAGCTCCATGTCGGTGATCTGCAGGTCCATGTTCACGGTCTTGCCTTCCTGCGTCTGGCGCTGCGAGTTGCTGGTCACCTCGACGATCGCTGTCAGGGTAAGGCGCGAGCCGACGTCCGGCAGCTGGGTGATGCCGAGCTTAGCCAGCGTCTCGTCGTCCAAGTACAGCGACAGGCCCCACGGGTACGCCGGGCCGCCGTCGCTGGCCGGCGAACAGCAGTCCACTTCCTTCGCCTCGTCGGGCGTCAACTTCATATTCACCAGGGCCATGCGGCGCTCCTATTGGGAAAACAGCGACATCACGTCGCTCGCGGCGTTGCCGCCGTTGGTCGGCGTGGCGCCGAGCTTCTGGGCCGTGTCGGCCGCCATGTTCGTCTGGGCCTGCTGCTGCGCTGCGGCCTGGGCCTTGGCGCGCGCGTCGCGGATCTGCTTCACCTTGTCGTCCGGCACGATGAGGTCCGGCGAGACGCCCAGCATGTCGCTGTACTGGTCGGCCCATTTGTCGCTGTCGAACTTGTCGAGCACGTCGGGCTTGAACTGGGCGATGCTCCCCAGGTTGCCGACGAAGCGGTCGACGCCGTTGGTCGCAATCGCGCGCTGCGCCTGGGCCAGCACGCTCACCAGCTCGACGTGCATCTCCATGCCCTGCAGCTCGCGCGGCGGCGGCGGCACCATGCCGGCCTCGACCATCTGTTCGAAGGTAGCGTCGACGAGCGGATCGAGCAGCTCGTCCTGCAAGCGCTCGAGCACCGGGCCCAGCATGAGCATCTTCTCCTCGTGCCTCTCGGCCACCTCGGTGGCTGTCATGCGGCCGTTCGATTCGGTGATGGCGAGGAAGAGGTCGTAGAAGAAGCTGCTGCGCACTCGGCCGCGCACGTCTTCGATGTCCTCGAGCAGATGCTGCAGGTTGAGGTTGACGTCGTAGGCCGAGCGGATGCCCTGGCCGCCGGCGGCGTCGATGAACGTCACGCCACCCGGCATGCGGTCGACGTCGCGGTTCTTCATCGCGGTGGGCACCTGCAGCGGCGGGTTGACCTGGTAGTCGATGGCCTGCCCCTTGCGCAGCTGCTCGTGCTGCAGCTGCTTGATGTCGCCTAGTGCTTCCATCCCCGGGCCGTTGCCGTAGATGTCGCCGCCTTCGACGTCCCAGCGCGGGCACATCGCGGGGAAGCGCTTGAAGCCGGACTCACGCAGCAGCGCGTCCGAGTTACCGGCCAGCTCGAAGTAGACGTCCTTCCACGCCATGTTCAGCGTGTCGATCTTCGTCGTATCGCGATCCGCACGCGGCTCAATGCAGTGAACGATCGTCACCCAGGTGTCGAGCGAGCCACGGTCATACAGATTGCGCACCGCCTGGCCGCATTTGTCGGGGCCGAACTCCTTGATCATCTGGCCAACCGTCACGTCGAACTCGCGGTAGAGCGTGCAAGCCTTGCCCTGGAAGTCGGTCGCGATGCAATACTCACCCGTGGTCAACGGATGGTTGTGGATCACGTGGTCGAAGTTCGGCATCAGGATGTTGGCCGCGGTGCTGAACACGCCCAGCTCCTTGTAGACCATGTGCAGCGCGCGGTACGTGTTCGAGCGCTGGAAGATCGACAGCATGGTGTTCGTGCGGTCCGCCATCCACTTCTTCACGGCTGGTGCCTCGTTCAGTTCCTCGTCTGCAGTGGCCAGCTTGAACCACGGGCGCGCCGGCGAGGTCAGGCCGCCCATCAGACCCGCCGCCAGGACGTTGAGGGCGCGCGACCCAGTGTTGTCGTAGATCGCGTTGTGACGCCGGTTGCCTTTATTGCGGTCGGTGACGAAGTAGCGGCCCTGGCGCGGAGACAGATAGTTCGACAGTTCCTTCCAATGGCTCATCCAGCTTGCCCGCTCGTTCTTGAGCTGGCCCAGCCGGTTGAACATGAGCTGCCGCTGGGTGAACTCGGCCATCAGCTACCCCCACCCAGCAGCGTGTTCTTGCCCAGATTGAGCAGCGAGGGATCGACGCCAGAGGCACCGGTCAGGAAGGTCTGGGCGACGCCCGGCGAGCCCCCGGCCTGGCCGGATCCGGCTTGGCCTGCTTGCACAGCCTGGACGGTCGGCGCCTTCGAAGCCTGCGGGCGCGTCGCCTCGGCCTGTGCCGTCGCGTCCTTCTGCGCCTGCAGCGATTCGTCCTGCGCGACACGCTGCTGGTGCGCGCTGTACATCGTGCTGGCGGCGGCGGCCGTGGCCATCACTGCTGCGGAAACGCCCATGGTCAAAGTTCCTTCGTGTAGATTATTTCCTGCACCTTGCATCCCATCTTGGGCAGGATGGACGACAGCGCCGTGTCCTCCTTCGCGTGCCACAGCATCAGGTGCGCTCCGCGCGCACGGGCCGCGCGTTCCGTCTCGCGGATCAGCTTCAGGCCGAGCGACCTTTCGCGGTATTCCTTCGCGACGAACAGCACGTCGTTGTGGGCGCACAGGAGGTCGGCGTAGTGCAGGTGCGGGCTGACGATGTTCACGGAGTAGCCGACGATCGTCTCGTCCACGTACGCCACGAGCGACAGCAGCGCGCCCGCTGCCTCCAGCGCCTGGTAGCGCGCGACGTCGGGCTTGAGCACCATGAGGTGCTTGTTGCGCGCCGACTCGTGCCAGTGCGCCTCGAGCAGTCCAGGGACGTGCTCGATCTTGTCGGCGATGGTCGTTTCGATGAGGCGCATCAGGCGTAGGGGTCGTGGGATTGCGATTTGTACGGATCGTGCCAGCCCGACGCCACATCACGTACACCTTGCAACTTTTTGCGTTTGGGCGTGTCCATCAGCGCGAGGATGTAGGCGCTGGCCAGGTCGGGCGAATTGCCGATGCGCTTGACGATGTCCTCGCGGCTTTCGACCTGGATCACGAAGCCCGACACCTTCCACTTCGGTGCGCACAGCTCACGCGCCAGGGCGGCATGCGGCGGCAGCGCGATGCCCGTGTTGTTCGACGGGTCCAGCGCCTCACGCATGCGCCACCACAGTTCGCTGCGCTGGTTCAGGAAGCGGAGGCGCCCGGATTGGTCGGTGCCCAGAGCCTTCTCGGACACGTTCACGCCAAGCACCTGCTGGCCGTTCGAGTTGAGGAAGTCATAGGGCGATGCGCCCACGCCGATGACGTCGATGTGGATCGGCGCGTCGTCGCGCTTGGCGGCGATCGTCAGGCCGGCGACGGTCGGGCCGTCCGGCGTGTCGGCGCCCGGGTAGACCAGTGGCTCGTCGAACCACCAGCCATGGCGCCGCGCGATCGTCGTCTTGTCCGCGCCGCCGCGCGCAACGTCGACACCCATGCTGTCCATCGGCTCCAGCTTCGCCGGCCGGGCCCAGCGCGCCTGCGCCGCCTCGACCCACGCGGTGGGGATGACCTGCCAGGGGTCGTCGCTGATACCGGCCTGGAAGTCGCCGTAGAGCATCTGGCTTCGCAGCGGCTCGGGAAGGGATTGCAGGGTGCTCATGTAGCCGCTGGCCATGTAGTAGGGGTTGTCGGTCAGGCGCGCCGGGATGAACGTGCGCGACTTGGGCGTGATGATCTGCTCGGGCTTATAGGCCGCCGGATCGAAGTCGTAGGTGACGCGCCCCTCGACCAGCACGAACGGCCGGCCCGTGAGCGGCTGGCCATCGCGATCCAGCCAGGTGTCGGTGCTGCCGCCCTGTCCGTCCGGCAGCATGGCGGCGTAGCGCAGCTGGCCCTCGGGCGTCGGATACAGTGGGTGCTGCTTGTCGAGCCACGGGCCGAAGAACGCGATGACCCAGCGGCCTTCGACGGTCGTCGGCGGGTTGAAGGTCATCAGCACCTGGGCGTGCAGCTTGGAGTTAGCCGAGCGCGTCCAGCCCATGATGAAGCGGACCTGCTTCTCGCGCATCTCGGTGACCTCGTCGAACACCTTGAGGTCGTGCGGACGGCCCTGCCAGCGCCGCTCGTCGCCCTCGTTGTCCAGGCCACCGAACTCGCACAGCGCGCGGCCGGGGATGCGCCAGATCGACTTCTGGCTGTTGAAGCCGTCGGTGTTGCCGAGGATCTCGGTCAAGCGCTGGATCACGCCCTCGGTCTGCGCCTTCTCGCGGCGCATGAACAGCGCGCGCTCGTGCTTGGTCAGGATGCAGCCGGCGGCCAGGTCGGTCTTGCCGCCGCCGGCGGCACCGCCGTAGCCGATGATGTCGGCCTCCGACTCGAACGCAGAGGACTGGGGGCCTGGCAGCGGCTTCCAGATCGGCAGGCGCCGGGCCTTCTCGCGCAGGAGCAGCAGCAACCGCTCACGGGCGCGGCGGTCATACGAGGTCGCTGGCATCGTCAGGGTCGACGGCCGGCGCGGCGCCGGCGAGCGCGTTGTGGCCCACCAGGGCGGCGAGCGCAGCGATTTCCGCCTCGAGCTCCTCGTCCGGCACATTGCGCAGCTCCAGGGCGCCGGCCAGCTCGAGCTTGCTGCTGTCGCGGTATTTCGAGTCGTGGGCCTTCAACAGGAACATGGCTAGCACGTCGCTGTAGCGCTGGATGGTCTTGAGGCGCGGGCGGCCATCAGCGTCGAGCGCAGGGACCATTTTCGGCCGGCCGTCCTCTTCGCGGATCACGTCGCCCGTCTCGTCGCGCGCCACCTCCCACTCGTAGGAGAACTCGCCCTTGTGCACCACAGGCTCGGCCACGCCGTCGAATGCGCGGCGGTGCGCTTCGTCCGCCAGGGCCGTGACGCCAATCTTCACCGCCCGGTCCCACATGGCAGCGAAATCCGGATCCGCATCGCGCCAGTCGTACGCCGTTGTGCGACCGATGCCGATGGCCGCGCATGCCTTGCCCACGTTGCAGGTTTCTGCAAGCGCAGCACAGAACGCAATGGCTCTTTCTGGTGTCCGGTTTGAGTTGCTCATGGTCGCGACGATACGGCCATGCACGACGCTGACGTACACCGATCATCGGCGCTGGTACTTGCAGATCTTCGCCACCGACGACTTGCTCACCTCGAATTTGGCGGCCAACGCGTCGTACGTCAGACCATCCACCTCGCGAAGATGGCGCATGAGCTCCACCTCACCATCGGTCAGGATCGCATTCGGATGTTCCTCACCGATCCGACGGCCCTTTGCGATTCGCCGCGTGCTTGTTCGCCTGTCGTCCCCGCTCCGACGGTCATTTGCAATTTTCTTCATGCAAAATCCTGCATGCAAAATTTCGCCAGTGCCGAAAACCATACGCCGCAGATTTTTGCCTTCCACATCTGCCACACGCCACACCCCCTAAAGGGGGTTGTGTGGCACGTGTGGCATGGATTTGTGCAACCACAGAAAGCCACATGTGGGCGGCGCGTGGCACATGTGGATGCGGAAAACTGCAAGTTGCGATTTATTGCATGTTGTAAAGAATTGCGATTTGCGCTGTAATGAGCTTTTCTGTTCGGATTGACAATATGCGCAAAACCCTTATCGCCGCCGTTGCCTTGGCCAGCGCGGCCCTGAGCGGGTGCCAAGCGATGGTCTACGGGACCGCCAGCGACTTCGAAAAGCTCTCGATCGGGATGGACAGAGCCCAGGTGGTGCAGGCTCTCGGCTCGCCCGTCTCGGTCGCTGCCGACGGCGAAAAGGGCGAGGAGTACATGGTCTACAAACGGATGAAGCATGCCGTTTCGGAGTGGCCGCGCACCTACCTGGTCACTCTCAAAAATGGCAAGGTGATCAGGTACGGGGAACAGTACGAAGAGTCCAACGTCAACCGCTTCTAAGCGTCCAGTCACCACAGCACCTTTCTCCCGCAGTTGGCTTTTTGAACTTGGGAACACATGACTTCTTTCTTTTACGGTGCACGACTAAAGGTCGAAAGGGCCCGCCAACACATCGACGAGTTGAACACTGCCTTGGCCGCACACCTCGAGCGAGGCGCCGGCGAATTGCGCGTCAAGCAAGAGGCGCAGTACGATTACCGGCTCGTTTTCGAAGCCGAGCCGGTTCCCGCCGCTGTCGCCCTGATATTGGGTGATGCCGTCCATAACCTTCGAACGGCCCTTGACCACCTCGCATGGGAACTCGTCGAGGCATCGGGCAGGAAGCCCGGGAAAGACACCTATTTTCCGATTCGCGAGACGAGGGAGAAACTTATAAACGCCGTCGACAAAGGAGAAATGAAGTTCGCGGGCCCCGAGGTGCGCCACCTTGTCATCGACACGATCCAGCCGTACAAAGGAGGGAACGGCGCCCTCTGGCCCCTGCACGATACCGATATCATCGACAAACATCGCCTGCTTGTCCCCGTGGTGGCCATCACTCAGACCCCGCTCATGAGCATCCGCACAGCGGAAGGCGGCGGCATATTGAACTTTAGGATCGAGGTCCCCGCTGGCGGATCTCAGAACATTTTTCGATCCCCCACGATGTTCAAAGTGACAACGGAGGGAAAGCCGACCTTTTCGGTATTCTTCCCAGAAGACAGCGGTTTCGGCGCAGAGCCGGTCATCCCAACGTTGCATCAGCTGTCGGAAGTAGTTATGGGTGTCATCGACTCCATCGAGCGAGCCTTCAGCCAAAAATCCTAAATGGTCCGCCATCACAGCACCCGCACCTTGCCGCCGGCCAGGTCGAGCCGGTTCGAGGCCTGGAGCGATTCTAGGGCACGCACTACGACCTCGCGCCGGCGGTCCCGCTTTCCGTCCCCAGGCGGGACCATTTGATTCACGCAGGCCTCGATCAGCGTATTGACCGGCACCTCCTCGTCGACCAGGCCGGCGAGATCCTGCGCCACCTTGAGCACGACCTTTTCGTTGTCGCCCTTCGGATCCTTCTTCTGCTCCGCCTTAGGCAACGCTGCGGTGTGCCCGACCACGCAGCTGGTGATGTCCTCGCCCTCGTCATCCTGCCCGATCGATACGGTGTTCAGCCTGAAACCGAACTCCTGCCCCTCTTCGCCGTCCTTCTGCTTCGTGACCGTGGCGGCCCGGTGATCCTGCGCGCGCTCCACGGTGATCTCGACGTCGGCCGCGGCACGCAGGCCCGACCAGCCGCGTGCGCCCTTGGACAGGTCCTTGCCGACGTGGTGCACGAGGATCACGAGCGCGCCGGTCAGCTTGTGCAGCAGCTGGCAGTGCTTCACGACCTTGCCGCCGTCGACGCCGCCGTTCTCGTCCCCGCCGGGCATGACCTGGGCGTAGGTGTCGACGACGATCACGTCCAGCTTGCCGAACGTGCGCAGCGCGGCGACCACGGCTTTGACGTCGTCGGCCACGAGGAAGTTCGGAGCGTCCGGAATGACGCCGATGTCGAGAGACGCTGGATCGATGCCGTGGAAGCTCGTGTAGGCCTCGAGGCGGTTCCGGAAGCCGCCGGCGCCCTCCGCTGCAATCACGACCGCTCGGCCTTTCACGACCTTGCGGCCGCGCCACTCCAGGCCGCGCGCGATTGCGCCGATCAGGTCGAGCGCGAAGAACGTCTTGCCGGATCCGGACGCGCCCACGAGCAGCGCGAGCCCGGCGCGGGGCAGCACGCCCTTGACGATCCAGCCGGCGCGCCGGCGCTGCAGGAACTCGCCAGGGGACAACACGCGGAAGCGCTCGCCCTTCATCGAATGGTCTGCCGGCGTCGCGCCGGCGGCCGCGGGCTCCGGCGGCAACGCGTCGAAGTCGTCCAGCGACAGCGGCGCCAGCTCGGCCGCGCGCGCCTTGCCCTTGCAGCAGTGTTCGCGCCACAGGTACAGGAGCGCGCGGTCGTGGTCCTGGCGCCGGTGGTCCAGCGCGATCTCGAGCGCGTGCTCGCTGTTGACCAGCACGCTGAACACCTCGTCGTCAGCCAGGCCGGCCGTGTAGAGCGCCACCGCGGCGGAGAACAGCGCGCGCGAGCGGTCGCCGCTGTGCAGGCCTCCCGACAGGAAGTCGCGCACGGTGTGCGGCAGGCCCAGGCCGTCCAGATCCGGCAACAGCACGTCGTCCAGCACCTCGGGCATGTTCAGGTCGATCACGTCGGCCTTGCGCCGCTCCTTGGCGTAGCGTGTCTCCAGCGCCTTGAGCACGCCCTCACGCGGTGTGCGCACTTCCAGCGGCGCTCCGGCCAAGTGCTCGCCCGTCACGGTTAGGAAGCGCGCCTCGTTGCCGCCGTAGATCTCAATGCCCACGTCGTGGTTCACCCAGTCAGCGGCCACCTCGCCGCGCACCATGACGCGCAGGCCGGTACCGGACGGGCTGACCTCGGTGTAGCTGTCCAGCTGGGCCACCACCTCGGCCGCCCACGGCGCCACCGCGCCGGCTTCGACGCAGTGGTCCAGGTCGACGCCCACGAACTCGTGCTGCCCCGTCATGCAGTAGCCGATGCCGGCGAATCGCTCGGGGCTGCGGCGGAAGGCGGCCAGGGCCATCTCGTAGCTGGCCCACTGCTCGGGCTTCGCCGAGCTGATGCCGTACTCGGGACGGTCGGCGCGGTGCGGCACCTTGTCGTATTTCTGTTTCTTGACGTTCCAGACGGCGCGCCAGGGCGCCCAGCGGCGCTGCTCGCGCAGCGCCTGCGGAATGGCGGACCCGTCGAACGGGCGGATTGGAGGCTTCTCGGCGGACGTCACGTGTGGCGGTCCTTACCCGGCGAGCGTGTGACGGCGGACCCCGGTGATCCCGGGCGGCAGCTCTTCGGCCTTCTCGAGAAAGCCGCTGCCCTTCTGGCCGGTCGCCTTCGCGTACTCGACTTCCACCTTCGCTGAATTGACCATCACCTGGGACAGCTCGCCGATCATCTTCGCGCGATCGACCTCGAGCGTCCCGGCTTTCACGCCTTCAATCGTAGCGAACAGCAGCTCGCGCAGGTCATCGATGTTCTTCTTGGCCATGTTTCATCCTCTTGTTGATTTGTCGTGTCAGGACCGCCTTCAGCTGCACGATTTCGTTCAGCTCGGGCGGCAGGTTGTGGCGCGTATTGCGGCGCATGTTCTCGGCCAGGCTGATGCACTCCACCCGGTCGATCGTGATTTCCTCGAGGACGTTGGTGCGCATGCCAGGCTTGAACACGACGATGTGCTTCGCCGGCAGCAGGTCGTGCACACGGGTCCATACCAGCTCGTGCACGCCGCGCCAGCGCGCGCTGTTGTTGCCCTTATCGTTGCTCACCTTCTGCAGAAGCGTGCCGTCCTTGTCGAGTTTGGTGCTGCCGATCGGCAGCGTGTTGTGTGGCAGTTGGCCGGGTTTGAAGTGCGTGGCGCGGCATGCATCCTGCACGCCGGCGAGGCCCTTTGTGCCTTTGTTCCAGGGGACCAGCCCTTTTTGGAACCGCGTCGCGCGCATCGGGTGATCGGGCTTGGCTAACTGGCGCGCCGACTCGGCCGCGATGAATTCGGGCGTCTTGTGCAAGCCGAGGCTGTTGGCCTTGCGGTAGGTTGCATCGAGGGTCTGGCCAACCATGAAGGCCACGTCCTCGGTCTTGTAGTTCGGGTAGAGCAGGCGCAGCGTCTCGACCTGGTCATCGGTCCAGCTGGCGCGCGGTCTATTGATTCCTCGTGATTTCGTCATACTTCGAAACTCAGCTGCTCGACGTCGGCCACCCGGTTCATGCTGGCGCGCGCCAGGGTGAAGATCGCGTCAATCTGGTCTTTGGGATAGCACTTCATCTCGGCCGGCACCACTTTCAGGCCCAGGATGGCCAGCACGTGGCATGCGCGCTCCAGGTCGCTGCTCACGAACCGCGACATGGTCGCTTCCGAGACCTGCAGTTCTTCGGCCACTTGGCGCTGACCCACCGTAGCGGTGCGCTGCAAGGCAAGGGCATGGAACTTTCGTGCTCTTTCAATGACAGTAGTTGATACTCGGTTCACGGTTCGGGCTCCTGACGTGGTCTTTTTCGACGATCTGCGAACTCACGGCGCTCGCGGAGGCTGCGACGGTCAACGGCGCCGCTGGCGTAGCGTTCGGGGTAGAAGACCTGAATTTCTGTCAGGGCGTAATCGAAGTATTTGCAAAGCGCCTCGGCCAGTTCCTTGGACGGGGTCTGCTCACCACGCTCCACTCGGGAGAGGTTGCCAGGATCGGTAGCGACGGCGTCCGCGACGGTCTTCAAGCTGAGGCCGCGTTTCTCACGGATCGCTCGCAGTGGTGAAATCATGGGTGTTTTCCTCTGGATATTTGCGTGGTACGCATATTATCCCGGCGGCAAAATTTGCGCAATACGCTTTGCGTGAGTCGCAAAATGCCGTCAAGATCAAGGGTATGACTGTGGGCAAAAACATAAGACGGCTGCGCAAGCAGCAAGGATTGACCTTGAACCAGCTCGCCACCGAGATCGGGAGCGACGTCGGGAATCTGTCACGCATCGAGCGCGGCGTGCAGGGGTACAGTGATCAAATCATCAACAAGATTGCCGGCGCGCTTAAGGTCCCTGTGGCCGAACTGTTCATCGACCCGGACATCGCACATATCAAGCCTAAAAACCCATCAGACGGCAAATGGAAAGAGCACTTTCCTTTTCTATTCGACGAAAACGTAGCGTCTGCTTTTATCGGAATGCGCCCGGTACCGGTGATATCGGCAGTGCAGGCGGGACAACTGAAGGATATGGAAAATCCATATTCTCCGGGCGACGGTTACAGCATTGAATACACGGATCAAAAATTGTCGCGTTGGGCATTTGCATTAGAAGTTGAAGGCCAGTCGATGACTCCGATTTTTCAACCAGGCGACAGGATTATCGTCGATCCAGACATCGCGCCACAACCGGGTGATTATGTGATCGCGCGAAATGGAAGCGATCAGGCGACATTCAAAAAATATAGGCCGCGTGGAATAGATGAGAGGGGGAATATGGTTTTCGAGCTGGTCCCGCTCAATGACGACTACCCGACCATGCGCAGCGACACCGAACATCTGATCGTTATCGGCGTCGTGACAGAGCACAGGAAGAAGCTGAGAAGAGTCTAGAGCACAACGTAGGAGGCCGAAATGCCCGACGAACGATATAGCAAAGCAGCTCTGCACGCTATGTACAACCAAGGGAAAGGAATTCTGTCACCACTCCGGTTTTCACAAAAGCAGACGACATACCAGTGGATCGGCTTCGGAATAGGCGCAATTGGGTCAACTATATGCCTGATGCTAATGGGTTTCAAGCTGAATGGGTGGCTTGAGTATTTGGCGCTTTCCGGCTCAGCCGTAATAGGAGTCGTGTGCGCGCTTATCGCAGGTAGTGTATTCGAAGCCAACTTCGTCTGTGACGAAACATTACAAGACCCACTTTTCCCATCTCGGCGATGACGCCCCCATCTATTCGCGGCTCTAAACAGTTTCGCATTATCGTGGTCGGCGATGGCACCCAACAGGCCGCGATAATCAACTTAGTAGGTCCGCGCCGCCAGGAGCGACTACACATCCAGGCGCGCGCCCAACTGGTGCTCCAGCCCGACCAGGTCGAAGTCTCGATCCAGGGTCAGCAGCTCGGCCACCTATCGCGCTCCGACACGCGAGCCCTTCACCGAATCGTCCGGTACGGGGAACGAAGCTCATACGAAACCTTCGACTGCGCCGCCCTGATCACCGGCACGGTCGGTGCGTACAGCGTCCGGGTCGACCTCCCTTTCGAAGACTGATCCCGATAGTTTGAGACGTACCACGTAAGCCCGCCTCTGCGCGGGCATTTTTACGCCCTCTCATCGCCGCGAAAAAGTTCCGCTCGACCGCGAATTTGCGCTTGACGCATATTTTGTATATGCGTAATATGCAAATTACTGCAGCTCAACAACCCGAAAGGAACCCCGACATGTCTCTCGAGCAAGCCATTACCGATCACGCCGCCGCGCTGCGCGAGCTGGCGGCAGCAATCCGTGCCACGGTCGGCGCGCACGACACCACGGCGGCCGCTGCCGCGCACCAGGTGATCAATGACGCCAAGGCGCAGGCCACGACCGCGACGAAGCCGCAGGCCGCCGTCGTCACCAAGGACGTGGCAGAAGTCAAAACCGCCGCGACCGAGGAAAAAAAGCACGAGCAGCCGGCACCGACCTATGACACGGTGAAAACCAAAGTGCTGGAGCTGTCGAAGGAAAAAGGCCGCGACCAGGTGGTCGCGCTGCTGCAGCGCCACGGCGTGGCCAAGGCACCGGACCTGAAGGCCGAGCAGTACGCGGCCGTCATCGCCGATGTCGCCGCGATCCTGGCGGGCGACCTCGACGTCACCGCTGGGGAGCCGGCGTAATGTTCGGCCGGTCGCATTTTGCCGCGCTGGCGTCGCTGATCTTTGCGGCCGGCAGCCGCGCGCCATCTATCAAGAGCGGCCAGGTGGTCACTCGCGCAGGTCTGGCACGCGCTTTCTCGGCGCCGTACGGTCGGCGCATCGCGTGGATCGCCCCCAGCTACCCGCGCAAGGACCGCATGCGCACCGCGGCCCAGCACAAGCGCGCCAGCAAGAAGGCCCGCAACGTTGCCAAGCATCGGAGGCACGCGTGAAAGCGAACTCCTGCACCAAGGGCCCAAAGCACAAATGGACGCACGTCCGTGACGTGACCATCCGGGACATCAAGATGGGGCCGAGCGGCACCCGGGTGAAGCTCTCCGCACGCGGTGAATACGCGTGCGAGTGCGGCGCCAAGCGCCTCGGCCAGAGCAAAGGAGGCCTGTGATGTCCGAGCACGCCAAACTTTCCCCGTCCGGCGCGCACCGCTGGATGGCCTGCCCGGGCTCGCTGGCGATGGAAGCCGATCTGCCCGACACCAGCAGCGCATTCGCCGACGAGGGCACGCTGGCCCACGCGCTGGCTGCCCACTGCCTCGAGCACGAGGAAGACGCGCGCCTCTACGATAACGCCGCGTTCGCCTACACGGACCACGGCGTCGACAAACAGGCCGTTATCAGTCGCGAAATGTGCGACTTTGTCCAGGTCTATATCGACCGGATCCGCCAGTACGCCGACGGCAACGAGCTGATGGTCGAGCAGCGCCTCGAGTTCAGCAGCTATGTCGACGTGCCGGGCCAGTTCGGCACCAGCGACGCGGTCATCCTGGCCACCGACGAGATCCAGGTGCACGACCTGAAGTACGGCCGCGGCGTCAAGGTCGATGCGTTCGAGCTCGAGAACGGTCTGGAGATGGGCCCGAACAAGCAGATGGCGCTGTACGCCCTGGGCGCGCTCGACACCTTCGGCCCGCTGGGTGACTTCAAGCGGATCCGCATGGTGATCCACCAGCCGCGCCTGCAGCACATTTCCGAATGGGACTGCAGCGTCGAGGATCTGCTGGCCTTCGGCGAGCGCGCGAAGGTGGCCGCCCATGCCGCACTGGCCGGCGACGGCGATCTGGTACCGGGCGAAAGCCAATGCCGCTTCTGCAAGGCCAAAGGAACCTGCCCGGCGCTGCGCGAGCAGGTGCTGGAGACCGTCGCCGGTGACTTCGTCGACCTGACGAAGGGCGAGATCGCGGTCAGTGTCGTGGACGCCGAGGCGATCCTGGCGCAGGCCTACGGCGTCGAGCGGAAGAACGTCGACTTCGAGCTGGACGCCGCCGGCGCGCAGGCGCGGTTCGTCATCAAGAAGCCGAACATCGCACCCCAGCTGGACGGCGCGGAGGAGCGCGTCACATCGCTGGATGACCTCGACCTGGCCACATGCATGGACGCCGTCGACATGATCGAGGGCTGGTGCAAGGGCGTCCGCGCCGAGGTCGAGCGCCGCCTGCTGGCCGGTACGTTCAGCGACGGCCGCTACAAGCTGGTCGAGGGCCGCGCCGGCGCCCGCGCGTGGGCCGACCCGGCCGAGGCCGAGAAGCTCCTCAAGTCCTTCCGCCTGAAGCAGGACGAAATGTACGACTTCACCCTGATCAGCCCCACCACCGCCGAGAAGGTGCTGGCCGCCGCGTCGCCGAAGCGCTGGGCCAAGGCGCAAGCCCTGATCCGCCGTTCCGACGGCAAGCCGTCGGTGGCGCCCGCCGCTGACAAACGCCCGGCGCTGGCCATCAAGCCGGCCATCGACGACTTCGACGTGATCGACGAAGGTGTACATCCAGTCGCGCTCAACCACCCGGCGCTGAACGCTGCCGCCGAGGCGACCGCCACCGGCGGCCCGACGCCTGAGCAGATCGCCCAGATCGAGGCCGGCATGGCCGCGCACCAGGCGGCGCTCGCAGTGCCCGTCGTCGATGAAGACGAAGCCGTGGACGATCTTGTATGAGCGACTACGTCCACACACTCCTCCCGCCCGAGGTGCAAGAGGCCCTGATGAAGGCCGCGCGCACCCCTGGCACCGATCGCGATCGCCGCATCGCGATCGACAAGGCGACCCGCCTTGCACGCATCACGAAACCCACTCTTTTTAAGGATGAAAATCATGAAGATCAAACTTTCGAATGTCCGTCTTTCCTTTCCCGATCTGTTTGAAGCGACGACCGTGAACGGCGAAGGCACGCCGTCGTTCGGCGCCACGTTCCTGATCGACCCCGCTGACCCGCAGGTGAAGACCATCAACGCCGCCATCAACCAGGTCGCAAAGGACAAATGGGGCGCGAAGGCCGAGGCCATCCTCAAGCAGATGCGCGCCGCCGACAAGGTCTGCCTGCACGACGGCGATACGAAGAGCCAGTACCAAGGTTACGAGGGCATGCTGTTCGTCGCCTCGCGCTCGAAGACGCGCCCGCTGGTGATCGACCGCGACAAGTCGCCGCTGACGGCCGAGGACGGCAAGCCGTATTCGGGCTGCTACGTGAACTGCAGCCTGGAGCTGTGGGCGCAGGACAACAGCTACGGCAAGCGCATCAACGCCCAGCTCGGCGGCGTCCAGTTCTTCAAAGACGGCGATGCGTTCTCGGGCGGCGGCTCGGCGGCGGACGCCGACGACTTCGACGAGATCACCGAAGGCGCCGACGCCGAAAGCTTGGTGTAACCCCTCATCCAACCACGAAAGCACGACATGAAAACCGAAGAAAAACTGCAAGCCCTGGGCAAGACCGCGCCGCGCATCACGCCGGCCGACATCGAGGCGAACATCACGCACGAGTTCTACTTCACCGCGGAAGGCGGCATGCAGTCCGCCAGCGCTGTCGAAGTGTGGCACAGGGACGAGCCTGAAGACACGCCGCTGCCTGGCGCTCTGTCCCTGCTGACCTTCTGCGTGCTGGTCCTGCGCAATGGCTTCACCGTCACCGGTGAGAGCGCGTGCGCCAGCCCGGAGAACTTCGACGCTGAGATCGGCCGCGAGATCGCCCGTGAAAACGCGGTGCGCAAGATCTGGCCGCTCATGGGTTACGAGCTGCGCACCAAGCTGGCGGCCGCGTAATGGCACTCGTCGTCATCACCGTGCAGGACACGGAAAACGGCGCCGTCGTCAGCCTGGCCAGCGAACCGCTGATGAACATGTCGGCGCTGCCGGCCGGCAAGGCCCAAGAGCTGGCGCACCTGATGCTGGGCGCGCTGCCGATGAACACGCCGCAGGAGGCCGCGGCGGCGCCGGCCGCGCAGGAGGAAGGGACATCGGCCGACGCCGACGCCGACGTGCAGTTCCCCATGTAGCCCCTGCCCTCGAAAGAGGGCTTTTCGGAAGGGGCTGCTGGCCTGCCCCTTCCGAAAACACGGGAGCTTCCTGAACCAACCTGCGGCTCGCCTCGCGGGACAAAGCCCGAGTTTGCTAAACGCCCCTGCCCGTACGGACCTGACGGGGGCGCGGTGCATAAACCGCTGGAAGCTGGCAACAACACGAGCGGAAAACTCGGGAATTGGCGAAACGAATTCAAAGGACCAGAGATGAGCTATTTCGACGACAACTTCGACTACATCGTCTACGGCCGCTACCGCGAGGAGGATGACCCGTACCGCGACCCGACCCACAGCGTCGCGTGCAATCGCTGCGGGAAAACCGGCCTGAAGTGGCGCACCAACGATAACGGCAACTGGCAGCTCTACGAAGAGATTCGCGGCGACCGCAACCAGAAGCTGCCGCACCAGTGCAACCCGACGACCATTGACGATTTCGATGCGCTGTGACTACGTACTCCGTCCGCTGCCGCAACACCAAGTGCCGGCATCGTCGCGTCACCACGCGGCACCCCGACACGTATACACGCCCGCCGAAGTGCCCGGTGTGCGGCTGCGCGAGCGGCTGGCGCATCGAGAACCGGGACTACAACCGGCGCGGCCTGTGCCGCTGCAGCGGAGTCGACATGGTACGCGGCGTGCATTTCCCGCACCGGACTACGCACCCATTCTGCGACCAGCACCCGAGGGGTTACTACAACCAGGCGCGCGCCCAGGGCGTAGCGCACGACGAGATTCCAGCCGAGTACGGCGGAGGTTTGACGGAGAAAGCAGCATGACGAAACGAAGCAAGACCCCGGCCGGTTCGTTCGGCGCCCGCGCATGCCGAGCGCTGCGCGTGCGCCTCATGACGCAGGGCCGCGCCTCGCTGCCGCCGTCCTTCGCCACTTCGAACTGGATCGTGGCGCGGATTCTGGCGACAGTGCCGTGGGCCGACTTCAACGAGATCCGCGCGGTATACCGCGAAGCCGATCGGCTGACGGTCTCGACCGGCGTCAAGCACCAGGTCGACCACATCGTTCCCCTGAATCACCCCCGGGTGTGCGGCCTGCACGTGCATTTCAACCTGCGCGCCATCCCGGCCGGCCCGAACATGAGCAAGAACAACTACTGGTGCCCGGAGCAGCTTGAGCTGTTCGGCGAGGCGGAACAACTATGACCAAGCTCTGGCTCGACGACGAGACGTTCAGCGAAACGCCGATCACGTACGGCACGCACCGTTACGCTGAGGGTGCCGAGGTGCTGCTGCGCGCCTGGGCGATCGATGAGGATACCCCGGCAGTGCAGGACGTCGCCAACGGTGAGCCGCCCAGCCGGATACTGGTCGAGGCCTTGCGCGACCCAGAAGTCGAAATCTGGGCGCACAACAGCCACTTCGACCGCACGCTGGAACGCCATGCCGGCTACACGCTCGCCATTAATCGCTGGCGCGACACGATGGTGCAGGCGATGGCCCACGGCCTGCCGGGCTCCCTCGACCAGCTGTGCGAGATCCTGAAGGTGCCGACCGACAAGGCCAAGGACAAAGCCGGCAAGGCCCTGATCCAGCTCTTCTGCAAGCCGCCGGCGAAGAACCTGAAGCGCGGCCGCGCGACGCGCCAGACGCACCCGGCCGAGTGGGCCCGGTTCGTCGAATACGCCGGCCTGGACATCGCGGCCATGCGCGAGGTGCACCGCCGCCTGCCGACCTGGAACTACACCGGCCGCGAACTCGCGCTCTGGCACCTCGACCAGGTCATCAACGACCGCGGCGTCGCGATCGACCTGCAGCTGGCCGAAAGCGCGGTGCGTGCCGTCGACCGCGCCCAGGTCGCGCTGGCGAAGCGCACTCGCGACCTGACCAACGACGAGGTGCAGGCGGCCACCCAGCGCGACGCAATGCTCGAGCACGTGCTGAAGGAGTACGGCGTCGACCTGCCCGATATGCAGATGGCCACGCTCGAACGGCGCATCGCCGATCCGGACCTGCCGGCCGGGCTCAAGGAGCTGCTGCAGGTGCGCCTGCAGGCGTCGACGACCAGCACGAGCAAGTACAAGACGCTGATGAAGGGCACGAGCTCGGACGGGCGCCTGCGCGGGCTGCTGCAGTTCTGCGGCGCGCAGCGCACCGGCCGCTGGGCCGGGCGCCTCTTCCAGCCGCAGAACCTGCCGCGGCCGACCATGAAGCAGGACGAGATCGACCTGGGCATCGATGCCTTGAAGACGGGCTGCGCTGACGTGCTGTTCGACAACGTCATGCAGCTGACCAGCTCGGCCATCCGCGGCTGCATCGTGGCGCCCGAGGGCCGCAAGCTGGTGATCGCCGACCTTTCGAACATCGAGGGTCGGGTGCAGGCCTGGCTCGCCGGCGAGGAATGGAAGCTCAAGGCCTTCCGCGCCTTCGACGCCGGCACCGGCCCCGACCTCTACAAGCTGGCCTACGCGAAGGCGTTCGGCGTCCGCCCTGAGGACGTGACCAAAGACCAGCGCCAGGTCGGCAAGGTCATGGAGCTGATGCTCGGCTACGAGGGCGGCGTCGGCGCCTACGTGACCGGTGCGCTCACCTACAGGATCGACCTCGAGGACATGGCCGAGAAAGCCGTCGGCAGCATCCCGGGGAACGTGTGGGGTCAGGCCAACATCATGTTCGACTGGCACAAGAGCAAGAAGAAGCGCGACCCGGCCGCCGCCCTGGGCCTGTCGCAGCGCGTCTGGCTCACCTGCGAATCGTTCAAGCTGGGCTGGCGCGACGCGCACGCGCGCATCGCCGCGTTCTGGAAGCTGCTGGACGAAGCCGTGCGCAGCGCGATCGAATGCCCAGGCCACACCTTCCCCTGCCGGGCCCTGAAGGTGCGCCGCGACGGCAACTGGCTGCGCATCGGCCTGCCGTCTGGCCGCGCGATCTGCTACCCGTCGCCCCAGGTTGTTGACGGGAAGATCACCTACATGGGCATCAACCAGTACAGCCGGAAGTGGTGCCGCCTCGACACCTACGGCGGCAAGCTGTTCGAGAACGTGTGCCAGGCCGTGGCGCGCGACGTGATGGCCCACAACATGCCCGCGATCGAGCAGGCCGGCTACGAGATCGTGCTGTCCGTGCACGACGAGCTGCTTACCGAAACCCCACAGGACGACCAGTTCAGTGCCGAGCAGCTGAGCGCGCTGCTGGCCGCGGACCCGCCCTGGGCGCCGGACATGCCGCTCGCGGCCGCCGGCTTCGAGACCGACCGCTACAAGAAAGATTGATTCACCCAACCACGAGGAGAAGGAAATGTTTGACCGCCTGAAAGCCTATCTGCGTCGCCGCCGCATTGAACGTCTCGCCGCCGAGCTGGCCCGGGTCCGCGCGCTGCGCATGTCGATGACCCAGCAGGAGTTTGCCCTGCGCGGGAAGATGGCTGTGCTCAAGGGTTCGGAATGAGCGCACCGCTGACCTTCGAGCAGCTGCAGGCGATGCTCAACGTGAGCGAGGCGCTGCGCGCGAAGCTGGTGGAAGAGCGCGACGCGCTGCTGGCCCAGCCGTCGCCGATGTTCAAACCGCGCAGCCTCACCCCGGAGGGGCGCCAGCTCGAGCGCGATGCGTTCGCCCGCGGGCTGCACTTTGCCGCCATGTCGAGGCGCCCCGGTGCGTGAATCGAAGATCGAGAAGTACCTGGTGCAGCGCGTGAAGGCGCTGGGCGGCGAGGTGCGCAAGGTCAACTGGATCGGCCGCCGCGGCGCGCCAGATCGACTGGTTATGCTGCCGTATCGGAAGCTGCTGGCGCCGCAAACGATTTGGGTCGAGCTCAAGGCCACCGGTGTACAGGCCGAGCCGCACCAGCTGCGCGAGCACAAACGGATGCGCGGGATGGGACAGCGCGTCGAGGTGGTCGATTCTTTTCAACGAGTAGATGAGGTGCTTTCATGATTTGCAACGACGTCGATAAACACCTGGACGCAGTGTTGCGAGCCTCCGGTTCAGCGCTCCGCCATTATTCAATGCCGAAGACGTTGAATGACATGCGCGCCGCTATGCGCGCCGCGATGATCTCTGCCGGAGCCAGCTGGACGCCCGCGAGCAACCCGCCCGACGCCGACACCACCGTGATGTTGGCCCTCGCCGATGGCGAAGTGTGGCAGGGCTACTGGGATGGTGGCGACTGGATCGAAGTGTCAGGCCTGCGCCTCGCCCCCGGCCGCGTCAGCTACTGGATGCACACTCCTGCCCACCCGGAGGACCGCGCATGAACCCATACCTGATTTTCGCTCTCGGCCTCCTGGCCGGAGGCACCTTCGGCGCCTTCGCGATGGCCCTCTTCATCGGAGGCCGCGAACGTGGCTAAGCAGTTCACCCCGCGCCCCTACCAGACGCTGATCACCAACCACATCCTCGACACCCCGCGGTGCGCCGTGTGGGCCGGAATGGGGCTGGGCAAGACGACTGCGACTTACAACGCCCTGGACATCATTCTGATGGCCGAGGGCGGCCCGATCCTCGTCGTGGCGCCGCTGCGGGTGGCGCGCAGCACCTGGCCGGACGAGGCGCGGAAGTGGGAGCACCTGAACGGCCTGCGGGTGATGCCGATCATCGGCAGCGAAGCCGAGCGGCGCATGGCGCTGTCGGTCGAGGCCGACGTCTACACGACCAACTTCGAAAACCTGCCCTGGCTGATCGAGCACTTCGGCAACGGCGAGCGCTGGCCGTTCGAAACGGTCGTGATCGACGAAGCCACGAAGCTCAAGGGCTTCCGGCTGCGCCAGGGCACGCAGCGCGCCAAGGCCCTGGGCCGGGTGGCGCACACCCGCATCAAGCGCTTCATCGAGCTGACCGGCACGCCGTCGCCCAACGGCCTGACGGACCTCTGGGGTCAGGCGTGGTTCATCGACGCGGGCGTGCGCCTGGGGCGCACGTTCGACGGCTTCAAGCAGCGTTGGTTCCGCCCAAAGCACAACGGCCATGGGGTCGAACCCTTCGACCACTCACAAGAGCAGATCCAGAACAAGCTGCGCGACGTGTGCATCACGATCGACGCCAAGGACTGGTTCGACCTGAGGGAGCCTATCGTCAACAACATCTACGTCGACCTGCCGATCAAGGCTCGCAAGCTGTATCAGGACATGGAAAAAGAGATGTTCATGCAGCTCGAGGAGTTCGAGGTTGAGGCTTTCAACGCGGCCGCGCGCACCGTCAAGTGCCTGCAGGTGGCCAACGGCGCGGCCTACGTGGGCAACACGCCCGGCGAGTGGCGCGAGATCCACGACGTCAAGCTGCAGGCCCTCGACGAGATCATCGAGGAGGCGGCCGGCATGCCGGTGCTGGTCTCGTACAACTTCAAGTCGGACCTGGCGCGCCTGTGCCAGGCCTTTCCGAAGGGGCGCGTGCTGGACGCGGATCCGCGCACGATCGCCGACTGGAACGCGGGGAAGATCCCGGTGTTGTTCGCCCACCCGGCCAGCGCAGGCCACGGCCTGAACCTGCAGGACGGCGGCAACATCCTGGTGTTCTTCGCGCACGACTGGAACCTCGAAAACCGGCTGCAGATCATCGAACGTATCGGGCCCACGCGCCAGATGCAGGCCGGCCACGACAGGCCCATGTTCATCCACAATATCATTGCGCGCGACACCGTCGACGAGATGGTGCTCGAGCGCGTAGAAACGAAGCGCGAGGTGCAGGACATCCTGCTCGCCGCGATGAAGCAGAAAGGTTACAAACGATGAGCGCAATGTTCCTGGACACAGACGAGATCCGTGAGCTGACGTGCCGCGTGCAACGCGCCGCCCAGGTGAAAGTGCTGCGCGGGATGGGGATCGAACACCGCGAGCGGCCGGACGGCACCGTGGCGGTGCTGCGCGCCCACGTCGAGAAGGTTTTCGGCGCGGCGCCGGCGGCCGGACGGAAGGCTGCGCCAAAGGAACCGGACTGGGGAGCCCTTGATGCCGCGCGCGCGTAAGCCCGAGAACAAAGGGTTGCCACTGCGCTGGCGACACACCCACGGCGCCTACTACTACCAGGTGCCGCCAGGCCAAGAGGCCGCCTGGGACGGCAAGAAGCTGTTCCGCCTCGGCGCGACCCTGTCGGACGCCTACGCTGTGTGGGCCGAACGGCTGCGGTACGTGCAGGACGCCAAGACGATCGCGCAGCTGCTGGACCGCTACGCCCTCGAAGTGATCCCGAAGAAGGCGGTAACCACGCAGGCCCAGAACCAGAGCGCTATCAAACCTCTCCGGATCGCGTTCGGCAAGATGACGCTCACCGACATCAAACCGATGCACGTCTACCGGTACGTCGACAAAGCAAAAGGAAAGACCGGCGCGAAGCGTGAAATCGAAGTGCTGTCTCATGCGTTCACCAAGGCCGTGGAATGGGGCTACCTCGACCGGCACCCGTTCAAGGGCGAGGTGCGCTTCGAGGGTGAGAAGTCGCGCACGCGCTACGTCGAGGATTGGGAAGTCGTCGAGTGCCTGTCGCTCACGCCGCGGCGCAAGGCCGGCAGCGTCCTGGCCGCCCAGGCCTACATCCGGATCAAACTGCTGACCGGCCTGCGCCGCGGCGACATGTTGCGGCTCACGATGTCCGACCTGAAGGACGACGGGATCCACATCGAGCCTCACAAGACGCGCGATTCGACCGGGAAGCGGATGATCATCGAATGGTCCGAGGAGCTGCGCGCGGCAGTCGCGCTGGCCAAGGCGGCGCGGCCGGTGAAGCTGTCGCCGTTCCTGTTCTGCAACCGCGACGGCGAAGGATACATCGACGAGAAGACCGGGCGCGCCGGCGGCTGGGAATCGCTGTGGCGCAATTTCATCGCCCGGGTGATGGACGAGACGAAGGTCGAGGAGCACTTCACCGAGCACGACCTGCGCGCCAAGTGCGCCAGCGATGCCGAAACGCTCGAGCACGCGCGCCAGCTGCTGGCGCACGCCGACGGCAAGATCACGGAGCGCGTGTACCGGCGCCGCCCCGAGGTCGTGAAGCCGCTGCGGTAAAATCGAGGTAGGGAGAGCCCAATGACCGATCGAGAACTGCTTGAACAGGCCGCCAGAGCCGCAGGGTGGAAAATTGACTTCTTGTCGTACGACCACGATGGGCTGGCGAACGTCTACGCACCAGATGGCAAGCAACACGCGTGGAATCCGCTCACCAATGACGGCGACGCGCTCCGTCTGGCCATCGACTTGGACATCGATATTTATGGCGACGACAAGTACCGAGGCGCTGACGCGGGAGACGGGCACAGCGCAACTGAGCCAGTGAGCGAAGACACCTACGCCGCGAACCGTCGCGCCATCGTGCGCGCAGCGGCTGAACTTGGCCGATCTCTAAGATGAGCACTGACGAAAACAACTTCCGCCGCGTCGACTGGTCCGGCGACCCGTGGAACCCGAGCGATGATGATGATGACGCGGATGGGCTGCCGCTCCAGCCGCCGCGCGGGCCCGGCCTGTCCGCTGAAGACCTGGAGCTGCTGACGCTGGCTGCGCGTGCGCTAGGCGCTGTCCGAGTTGATGAGGTCGAGGGCGAGGACTGGGTGAACCTGCACTTTGCTGACGGATCGACAATCTGGAATTGGAATCCGCTCGTATACAAGGACAACGCATTCGATCTGATTGTGAGGCTGCGGCTTGACGTGCTTCACGGCCTCGATGAAGTGGCTATCAACGACCAGAATGTCGTGCTGGTCGATTACACTGAATATGGTTCAGATCCTGCTGCTGATGCATGCCGCGTCGTCACATCCGCCGCTGCCGTGATCGGTAAATCGCTGGAGTAACCGCGAATCGAATAGTACAACTGCATTCTATAGTACAGATAAAGAAAAAGCCGACTATCGAGTCGGCTTTTTTCTCTTTAAAATCAGGTAGTTATCCTTGGCGGAGAGAGGGGGATTCGAACCCCCGATAGGCTATGAACCTATACACGCTTTCCAGGCGTGCGACTTAAACCACTCATCCATCTCTCCTGATGGGTTCACG